TGCGTCAAGGGTCATGGTATCTACAACAACACCTGCGTTAGCGGTTAGTACGCCACTCGGCACTAGTGTTCCGGAAACAGTTTGATTGCCAACAATGGCAGTCGTAGTCGCAGTTAACTCTATAGTATCTGTGGCTGCAATATCTAAAACAGTTGCACTCGCACCTTGTATAAATTGACTCGCATCATTAAAACAAAGTTTGTTTGTGCTGTTTAAAGTCAGACCAGTTCCGTCAGTGTGCGTAAGTGTAGTATCACCATCAACACCAAATGATACGACTGCGCTATCTGAGCTAAGAGTTAAATCATCTTGAACTTTTAAATCTACAACATTTAAAGATGCAAAAGCATCAACAACTGCTGCACCAGAACCTGCGCCATCAAGATAAACTACCTTAACATCTCCAGGAGGTATTGTTATGTTCGCGCCAGAACCTTGGCTGATAATTATATTTTGAGAACCTGATGTGCCATTCTCAATAAAGTGAACACGACTCATTGTGTTTGGGCCAATTGTTATTGTGCAAGCACTATCTAAAGTCCCAGTATACTTTATATACATAGCTCTGCCAGCATCACTCGCACCATCTGCTACTGTGGTAGTATGAGTATCGGCATTTGTTGTTATGCCTTCTGTGCCAAAACTTAATGCTTCTCCTATTAACTCAAGATTGGTATTTGTTGTTGTTCCCCAAGTACCCGAACCATCCCCAGTACCCAGCTCATTTAATCTAAGATCGTTTACATAGGTGCTCGTCATTTTATGCTATCCTTATAATCGCATTCGCCCCAGCTGCAGGGAAAACTATTTGAAACGTTCCTGATGAAACTGCAAAGTCTCCTCCGAAATCTAAAACAGCTATCGCTTTGTCGCCATTGGTGTCATTATATATCAAAGCACCTCTGGCTGTAAAAGAAGCACTTGTCCAAGTGGGATCATCGCAATCAAAGTACGCTGTGGTGCCACTTGTTGAAACTGTTTTATTTGCCAGAGCTTCGCCCCCAGCAGTATACCCCGAACCACTTACTTCGTTGGTTGTTGCATATGCAGTAGTTGTTGCACCCAAACTTGCAGAGCTTGTATAAAGTGCAATTTTTAAAGTATCTGCTGCTAGGTCGTGTTGTTCATCCAATATTTCAGCTTTGAACGATGTACACATTGCTTGTGATATAGCCATTAAATGCCTCCATTATATTCGGCTGTGTAGTTTCTGCCCATCTCCTGCTGGAACAATGCAACAGCTTCATCAAACTGAGCCTTGTATAAACTTAGCGTTTCTTGAGCTTTAAGGAAAGCAGAACTTTCATAAAGTGCTGCAGCAAGCAAAACAGCTTCAGCGTTATCGCCGATCCAACTGTTTGCATTACCTGTAGATAATCCTGTTTCTGGGGCTACTATGTCAGCTTGATAACTTAAAGTAGCAGATGGTGTTGGTGCCAAAGTTACAGTTATACCAGCAGTCCCTGCCAACTTTGTGCTGTAAAACTCTGGTGTTCCTGTAAGTGTTGCATTTGGCCAATAGTCACGAATATAAGAATCTACCCTGTGATCAAGAAAAGAAACAGAGCTTGAAGCTGTTACAGAGAGTTGTCTTATCATTCTTGCTGATGGTATTACATAATCAGCAGTTCCAACAACCAAAGTTCCTGTTGCTGATGATCTGAAACAAGGCAAGCTAGGAAGTCTTTGAAATATCATTTCTTCAGCTTGAGCTATTATTTCATTAATAGACGAATCAAACTCAGAAGAATCATCTTCCATGAAATTTTTAATATTAGATACCAAAGTTGTATAGTTCATTTAATTACCCCATGTTCCACTTCCCCAGCCACCAAGACCCCAGCCACTTAGAACTACCGAAACAGTTCCTACGCCGCCTGTTCCTGCGACGCCAGCATTTGATGGGCTTCCTTGAGCAGCCTGATCGCCAATGGCACCAGTTCCTGCGACGCCAGCATTAACTTGTTTAGCTGTTGGAACTTGTGTTATTGGCGATGGTGTGTTTGATGTTCCACCCATACCGCTGTGATTTGTACAATAGTAATATAGCGTCGGGGCTCCTGAAGCAACAACAATTTGAGTATATGCGTCTGATTCTCCTGGAGTTCCGCTTGTTGTTACACCTGTTGTATACTCTGATCCGCTAGCATGAGTTCCGTCTGAAGTAGTGCTGAACCTTAACGGATGACCGCTGTTGCTGCTATCTGATTGATCAAAGTAATAAGTGTTTCCTTCGTAAAGTGTAAGTGTTGCTTGGTTGCTGGCGTCTATTGCATAAACATTTCCTGAGCCAGGATTTACAACAGTTATTTCGAAAGTTGTAGTGCCAGTTGCTGACCCAGCTACAAAACCAAGTGCCTGAAGCCCTATCTGAGATAGTGTCTGATTTATAGTTAAGCCAAAAGTTCCTAAAGCACTTGTTCCTGCAACCCCTGTTGCTGAAGCACCAATTATAAACCTAGCTTCAACCCTGCCAATTTGACCAAGTCCTGCTATTCCAATGGGTGGCCTCTCCCTAACATCAAGGAAAGGGTCGTAATTAAAACCTACAAAAAACTTTACATTATCAGGGTCACCATCAGGCCTTGGGTTTCTCAACGCTGTTGCATCAAAAACATTTTTGGCTGGGGTTAACTGAGGGTGCTTCGGCTCCCACTCTTCTTTTTCAACACGCAACCCATCCCAAGTAGTTTTAAGGTCTGTGTACTTTATTTTAAAGCCAGACCTGTCACTTATCGCTGATGATTTTTTTCCTGATGCATATTTCGCCATTAAACCAAATTCAACGCTGTGGGTTGAACCCTCAAGCTTACGCCATCATTATCTGATGCTGCTGCGAAATTAAATGCTCTTTCATAAAGCTCATTTAAAAGTTGAAACCGATCTGTCGAGTATTTGACGGAGAGCTTGCTCGCCAAGCCTGCACAAATACATTCACTCCATGTATAAGGAATGTCTGTGTCTTGATTTGAAGCTGTTATATCTTCAAGCTGATTCATTGACCAATACTGAAGGACATATGTGCTTATATTAGGGACTTGCCAAACATAAATTTTAGATATGTTATTTGATCCTGACTGAAGACCTTTATCAATCATGTATTGGCTTGGTCTGCCTGAGGATGTTTTATTGGGTATCTGGTTATATTCAGATATTGTTATTTTATTAACTATGGTATCTGACTGAGATGAACTAGCAGAGTTGTTTATAACAACGTCCATCAGATCTATAACTCCTGCTGGCAAATTGTAAACAGCTGTCCCTGAGCTAAGATTAAGAGTGCCAGAGCTGAGTGCCCAATAATTTATTCCTCTGTTTGCCCATTCAGAAAATAAAAGATTAAGGCTTCTGCGCGCAGAAACGGCATGATCCCCTGTCCTTGTTTGGGGATCAATACCGCAACGCTCAAATGCTTCTGCTATTATCTCTTCAACACTTGGCCTGAAAACTACTGTTCCTGAAGTTGCCATTAATACTGCTTGCTCGCTCTGATAACAATTTGATATGAATCCCCCGCAGCTCCAGCACCAGTTGTTGTGAATTTTATATCACCTGTTCCATTGGCACCATATGATGAGCTTGTTGGCAATCCGCCAAATCTAGAAAAGTCTTGATATCCAGACTGGCCTTCGTCAAGGTGAAGGACAATTATGTCAACGTCTGCGTCTGCAAGAACCTCAACAGTCATTGCATTGATAACCCACCAACACTCAATTATCCTTATGCCTGTGCAGGTTTCCCCTGCTGCATTGGTCAAAAGCCCAGAGACATCAATTTTGCTGACAGCACTTTCATTTCCACCATCAACATATTGATATTGGAAAGCAAAAACGACCTCTTGAGTGTTTTCAGATATTTTGGTTGTGGTTGTTATATCAGCCATTCTGCACTCCTAAGTTATGATGGGGCACACAGCCCCACCAGTTTATGCAATTTGAACGTACTCAACGATGAACGTAAACGAACCCGCTGTCGTAGCATCCACTGTGTTAGTAACATTACAGTAAATTGTACGCTCTGCTGAAGCATACTGAGCAGAGATAGGGGCTGTGGCGGCGTTTTGAGTAGTAGCAACCAAGGTAGTAGTTGTTACGTTTCCAACGACAACTGTTGTACCGCCATCTAGGATTTCGTCTGCAATTGCCGCAACAATTTGTGCGCCCGAAGAGGATGTACCAACTTCATAACCAATGTCACCAGTTCCAATGACGGGAGCCGTGTCACAAAATATCTTAATGTTTGTGATGATTGTGTTTGCTGGCTGAGTAAACTCACCAATGGTTGGGCTGTCACCTGCAGTTGTGTTAACAGTAACACCAGTGGCAAAGCCAACATGCTTTACATATTTATTTGTTACAATGCCTGTAGAAGCTATTGAAGCTACATCAGTGATAGCACCAGATGTTGCATCTTTGGAAACAACTGTGAATCCGTTTTCTGAACGCACTGGTCCAGTGAAAGTAGTATTAGCCATTTGGATCTCCTGTCGTGGCTAGTGTCAACCCCCCGATGGAGTTGTCAGGAAAAGTTAGGAGGAAGACTTTTGCCTTCCCCCATATTATTTTATGCAGCACCTTCTGTGCCGAAGATTCCGCGCCAATCAGTTGCTCCGAAGCTGTAACGCTCACGAACTTTGTAGCGAACATTACCAGTTTCGAAATCACCTTCAACACCTTTTTTCATAGGTGAACGCTGGAACATCTTAAGACCATCAGGAACATCCGTCTTAACGAAGAATGCATCTGAATCAGTCAGGCGACGCATCACGTGATAACCCTGAGGCAGATAGCCGCCAGACTTAATAGCGTTGATGTCATTGTCAGCTGTTCCTGTTCTCAGCTGAGACTCAAGAAGACGCTCTGCTACGAATGTGTATGCTGTTGGGATAATAAGCATTGTCCCTTGAGCAGCAATCCGCAGACCACGATCATCTTTCATGTCAGCAATGTTGATAAGGATTGACTCCAATGAAGTCTCAGACAGATCAGCAGCAGTAGCAAGTGTGTTACTCTGGGTGCCATTCTGTGTTGGGTGGGCTGTATTTAATAGTGAAACACCATCACCACCCGATGCACTTGTCGCAGTGTTAAGAACATTAGCAGCCTTGATCTCTTTAGTAGAGGCCATTGAGCGTGCTAGTGCTTTTGTGTAACGAGAAGCAATTGACCCATAAAGACCATCTTCTTCAGCTTCCTCAGTAATTGAGAATGCCAAAGCGATTGTCTCATGTTGGTAACGAGCTGTCCACTGCTGAGAAGCTGAGTCATAAGAAACAGACGCACCTTCATCTTTAGTTGGAGCAGCACCGAAGCCTGTCAACAAAACATCTTCTTCAAATGCTTTATTTGAGCTATTTGATTCAAACACAGCTTCATATTCAGCTGGGTAAGAAGCATATTCAAGACCGAACAGGGTGTTCAATCCTGGCTCGAGCATTTTCGCAAATTGTGCTCTATTCATAGCCATTTTTCAAACCCTCCTATATACCAGCTGAGTCTTTTAAGAGGTGCTCGTTAATAATAACTTCCATAATGGCGTTTGCGCCGAAAGCATTATCAGGAGCCTCATAAAGACTAAGAATTTTACAAGTTGCAGCACCTGCAGCCATGGTTCCTGAAATTTCAAAACCTGACTGACCAGTTGTAGTGGAACCTGCACCCGCAACAACATCAGCACAGTTGCCGATATTAGTTTGGGCTGGAGTTCCAGCTGACTGAACTTTATAAACAGTATATGGATCATCATACACATATGCTACGATATTTGTAGCAGTTGTGCCTGATGGCCAATACTGGCTATACACATAAGAGCCATCTGCAGCGGTATATGAAACACCTGCAAATACACCAATATTATTTACTTCAGTGGCTGTGTGCGGGGTCAGAAGACCTGTATTAATAATAATAACAAGATCACCTGTGAAGATATTCTCCGCTAAACCAGAAGCAATGGTGTATTTATTTGCACGTGGAATATTACCGCTCATGTGGCGAACTGGGACGAACCCAAAGGCAGCATCAACATTTGCCATTTTTTCACTCCTTCACGAGTTTTTAGTCTTCCATAGCCGCAAGATCTCTGCGGCCTTTTGAAACAGATGATTCGCGAGTTTGATAAACTCTTGGACCACCTGAACGATTTAGTGCATCTAGGTCACCTGAAAGTGATTCGTTCTGCTCGTAATTCCTATTTGCATAATAGTCTTTCATAGACTTATGCTGTTCAATAGGCATTTCACAAAGCAGCATTCCTTCAATTCCAATGCAACCTTCCCATTGGCCGTGATTGATAGTTGGGAATCTCTTATCTTTCACAGTATCAGCAGGGCGAGGATTCCAACCTTCACGCATACGCTTGAAGACGTTGTCTGGGGTATCCTTACCCTGAATAGAGGTGGCAACCCACCTCTGTGTCATTCCTGAACGAGCCTCAGGCGCATCCAAAAGTGACGGTGGAGACCAAGCAGCTTGAGGACGAGCCTCATCTTCTCGGATATTTGAACGGGATTCATTTGCACGCACATTTCTTTTCTCAGCCATGATTAGCTCCTTGCTTGTCTTTTGATTTCGGCCTCATATGCTTTGAGTCCTTTTTCATCAGTAATACCAAGTTCTCTAGCCATCCTAAGTTGGTCTTGTGACATGCGAACCCTATTCCCTTTATAACCCTGAGAGCCGCCTGCAGTTGGCGCAACTGGTGATCTGCTTTTTACTCTAGGCTTATTTGTTTCGCCTCCTGAGCTTAACTCGGGAAACATTTTTTGTAAACGATTATTTAACAAATCGTAATATTCTTCTGAATTCTTGTCGTTTCCTTCAAGATCCAATTGAACATCAATTGCACGAGCTGCAGCAGTTTCTCGCTCATAACCAGCAGAATTGAACCAACGATTCTTTTCCCACCAAGACATTGCCTTTGCAGGTGCTGGGTTTTCTGCAGCTTGTTGAGCACGACCAACTGTTGGTGATGCTGTGCGTTGCTGTTGCGCTGTTTGCTTTTGCATTTCAGCTATGCGCATAGCTGCACGCATGTCTGCCATTTGCTCTGAGAAATCAAGTTGGGACTGAGTGTCGCCTTCTTCAATGGCTTTGGCCAATGCAGATTTTGTTTGCTCATAGCGAGTGTGGAATGCATTTTCAGCTTGATGTTGGGAGCCTTTCTCAAGCCTCTCAAGACGAGCTGCAAGTTGAGCATTTTGCTCTTGCTGTTTTTTGGCTTCTAATTCAGCCTCACGTCTTTGATCAACAAGCTTCTTAATTCTTTTTTGAACTTTCTCGCCATACTCAGGATCCTCTTCTTTTTCTGGTTCCTGCTTTGCGACCAATTCATCATCAGCCTCTGGCTCGTCAGTTATTTCAATTTCAAAATCTTCTTCGCCAGCTCTTCGCTTGGCATCTTTGATTTCTTCTTCTACAATTTCCAGCTGTTCTTTTTCAGCCATGGTGGTGTTTTCCATGTTATTCACCTCAAGTTGGTAAGTAGCCAGTAATCTCAGCACCCTCAGGAAGAATGGATGTAATCTCATCATCATTCAATATAAGGAAGCTGACACCATTAACTACAATTTTTTGACCTGCGTATTTTCCATAGGTGATACGATTGCCGACCTGTGGACGTGTTGACATCTTCCAAGGCTGGCCAGTATCTCTATCATGATAAGCAAGTTCGCCCAATGCTGCAATTGTTCCATGAGCAGTGAGATAACTCTCATTGTCTCTTGAGATTGAAGGCAGGATTATTCCACCTTTGGTCTCTTTTTTGGTTTCATTGGGCTGGACTAGGACTTTCCAATTCATTGGTATTGGAAGTTGGTGAGAACCGATGGTCGCTTTATTTTCTTCATCGGTGTATATTGCATGCGGATGAGACATGTTATGCATCCTCTTCATCAATTTGATTTAATGTTTCGTCGATTATTGCACAAGCATCTTCTAATCCTTGTGCAATGCCAACGTCCTTTTGGTATGATTGAAAATCAGACTCCCGACCTTCAATCATCTTCTCGGCTATCGCCGATCGCTTCTCCCTCAGATTGCGTTTGATCGCCTTCAGGAGTTCTATTGTCGTCATCTTTTACCTTCCCTGACATGGAAACGCCTGTGACAAAGACAGTTGCGTCTTTATTTTTTCTTTCCACCTTTACCCTTTTTCTTGCCATACATCTTGTTGGCTCCTTTCTTTTTAAGTTTGTTTTCGTGTTGTATCCTCTTTGTTAGCGAGGATGCAAAACCAACTCTATTCAGCAACCTTATCTCCTTTTTGATTATCAGTCAACTGTGACAAAGCTCCAGGAGCAACAACAGCTCCTAATCCTAGGAATTTAACAAGCTCGCCAAGAGTCCCGACTTGCTTGCTGGGAATCTCAACATCATCAAT